GCCATATCATGATATAACATATCAAGTTGGTCTCCTATTGCAGGGTAGGCTTCTTGTCTTGCTCTAGCATATCCGTTGTTTTGTTCATCTAATTTATACTGCGCTCTATCTTCAATAGCTTGGTCGTATTCTGCGTCAGTAAATTCTCGCTTTCCTTTACTATCTTGTGCATATAACGGCTTTTCACTATCTATTTCAGAAGCTGCCTCAGTTCTAAATTGTTCTATTGTTTTAATTGCCATATTGTTTCCTATCTTACCATACTTTTATTATTTATTAAGTCCATAAAGTTTAAATTCTCCACTAGCTATATTTCCACTAGCCATAAAAAAGTTCACACCATTGGTAGCTTGTGCAACAGTTAATACACCACCGCCTTGAGCTCCATGTAAATGAGCACTATCATCTAAACAAGTCATTTCCATTGTGAAAAATGAATACTCACTAGCATTATTAAAATTAAAAAGATACATTACACCATTAGCAGTTTCAGAAGTTCCTGTTCCTAATTCTTGTCCCATTAATATAAATTTATCATCATCAGTATCTGCATTTTCTTCAAAAGCTGAATAAGTTTTAACTGTCATTTCTGCAATATCATAATTAGAAGAACTATCAGCAGAGTTATCACTTGCTTTATTAAATCTCATGTGCATTTTTATATCATCAGTTGCAGTTACAACATCACTAAACACTACCATATAAACATCATAAGAACTATCCCAATCAGTAGTTCCTAAAGTAACAGTTGCACTTGAACTTGCTGTAACGCTATCTAATAAAATTAAACTACCTGACATTATTGAACCCCATATATATTTGCTATTATGTATGCACAAGCAGTACCACCACTATTACCAAAATGTAATCCATTACATTGCTCTGCACTTTCATACATACCAATTGATTTTCCACCCCATAATTTATCACCTACCATACTTGCAGATTGAGCTTGAACATGAGTATATTTTGAACTGTCAAATGGATTATAAACATAAAAGCTCATTCCATAGCCCTCGCCAACATTATCTGCATAAGCACCTAATTCTCTCCAACCAACATAAGTAGCAGTACCGACTCTGTTTTCAGCTGACCCTGTATTTGACTTCGTAACTAACATTGCACCACGATAATGGACATCATCTGTACTGTCGTTTAATGGACTATTACTACTGTCTGTCAAATAAACTTCTGGATAAGTAGTAACTCTTTCCCATTGAACATTTACATAATAAACATCATAGTCAGCACTAAATACTTGTGGTGTAGTTAGTGTAGTAATATCTGTTCCACTTACTTTTTTTATAAATTCTAATTTAGCCATTATGAATACGCCTTTATTCCATATAGACTTGCACCTAATATGTCATAAGAAGTGCTACCTGTTTTTCCAAATCTTATTCCATCTACAACACTTGTCTGTGTCATTGCACCACTTCCAAATCTAAAATAATCCTCTTTTATACTTTGATAACTTGCAAAACTATATTTTGTGCTATCGCCTAAATTATACAAATAAACATAGCCCTGTGTTAAAGCACCACCTGCATCAGATTTTGAAGTACCTAAATGAATATAAGTTGCACTATCACTTCTCTCGCCATCAGAAAAACTACCACCTGTTCCACCATACTGATTTGCATATTGATAATTGCTACCACTTTCAATAGTTCCACTTTCAAAAAATTGTATATACATTGGATTTGAGTTTGTGCCTTCCATAGACCAAGTAAAAAAGTGAACATCATAAACATTAGATTGTATAGAACTAAAATCTATATAATTTGGTGTAGTTAATGATGATGCAGTTTTAGTTTCAATTAAATCTAATTGTCCTGG